GACGGGGCGCTCGAACCAGAGCGACGTCGTCCATGCGTACTGGTAGCCGGCGAGGGTGCTGCTGTCGAGGTTCAGTCCTTCAACGTCGATGCCCTTGTGGCGCCACCGCTGCGCCGGGGTCGGCAGCGTCTCGGTGATGGACTGGAACTTCGACGCATCGGTGATAACCCACGGCGGATAGTTCTGGAACCCGAGGCTCGCTTCGCATCCCCTGTAGTGCGTGACGTACTTCGTCTCGAACCAGCGAGCCTCGACGTCGTCGTGACGCAGCGCGTTGAACCGCTCGCGCAGATCGGCAAGCGCGTTGGCGAGCCGATTGCCGTCGATGGTGGCGGCGTTCTGGAACTGCTCCCTGGTGAACCGCCGCAGCATCAGGTCGTCTCCGCAATGGTCGTGACGCTCGTGTGCGTCTTCCCGGTCAGGTTTGAGCAGCCGATGATGTAGACGTTGCCGACCACGCCAGCGTTCACCACCACATTGAGCGCGGCTGTCGTCAATGGCTCAAACACGCAGCCAATGAAGTGAGCCTTGCCGGTCGCGTCGATGTCAACGAACTTGCCGGGAAGCCTGCCGGTGTGGAGAAACCGGCAGTTGACGAAGACCGCCGTCGCCCCGGCAGCGACAGAGATGAGCCGGGCTGAGTTGTTGGTGTCGGGGAAGGCGGCGAAGACGATCCCCTCGAACTGGACAAAGCCCGACGACACCTTGACCGGGCCTTCGACCTGCGCGCCCGGCACCCCGCTGACGCGCCATTGGACGCCTTCGATCTCAAAGCCCGAGTGCTTGCCAGCGAGAAGCAAGACCTCGGCCCGGTCGTCGTTGGTCCCGATGGCACCACCGGGCTGAACAACCACGCTGCCGAGGCGGTCGATGCTCGTCTCAACAGCGGTCTGCGCCTGCCATGCCTCGGCGCCTGCGCGGTCTGCCCCCTCGGGAAGCGGCGTCTTAAGCGGGAATCTCGGCGCTCCACGGCTCATCGCCCCCACCTCCGCGTCTTGCCAACGGGACGGATGGCGACGTCCATGCCGTCAACGATAACCTTCTGCGCGCGCCCGCGAACGTGCCCGAAGACCATGGTGGCGAAGGTCTGCCCGCGCGCCGACAGCGAGATTGCCCGCGTGTCGACCTGCTCGTCGTCGATGAGGAAGTTGCCGTCTGCCGGCGTTCCGAGCGAGGACCACGTCGCGACGTTGTTGAACGTCCGCAGGTTCACGGCAGCGGCAATGCCGAGCATTCGGGAGCGCAGCGACACCTTCTCTGCGACGCCGAGGCCGAGGGCCAGGTCGGCGAGTTGCGTCGTCCACTCACGCATGTCGGTCTGGAAGGTGGCGTTGACGAGGCCGTGGACGAACCCTGCTGCCACGTCGACGGGCTCGCCGTTCGACAGCATCCGAAGGAACAGGCCGCGAATGCGCCCCTGCCCACGGTCGGGAAGTTCGAGCCGGTTGCTCTTGATGGCCCAATCAACCGCCTGCGTGCCGTCGTCGTTCTCGACCGTTGGAAGCGAGCCTACCCACCCGAACACCGACATGTCGTATTGCTGGGCGGCATCATCGGTCATGGTCGCGCTAACGATGGATGTGGCAAGCGAGGCTGCCGTGCCGACGTCGCCGACCTTCTCGAAGGGGAGCCACAAGTAAGGCTCCAGGCTTCCCGGCGCCGTGTTCAAGTACGGGTGATGCCCCCAGGTCGCGGCAGCGGTTGCGCCAACGGCGTTGATGCGGACCTGGTTGGCGCCGTAGACGCGGACCTCGTTGCTGCCCGCGTTGACGACCGTGTACCCGAAGGCGTCGCGAGCGGCCAAACGCTGCGCCGGGAAGTCGACGTCCACGTCTTGGTTCGGAACGTCGTGATAAACCGGCGACCAGACGGCATCATCGAAGTTGAAGTGCAGCCGGGTGATGGACGGCTTCTCGACCTCGGCGTTGATGTAGACCGGGAACAGCCATGTGTCGCGCGTTGCCGTGGTCTTCCCGAGGTCAGACCCGGCAGGAACGAGCGTCGGCTGCCCGATGACAAAGTAGCCCTTGTCGGTCCCGGTCTTGAGCTTGCTGAAGTAGGCGAGGCCATACCGAGCGTCAGAGCCGGTCCCGTTGTTGCGGTCGAGCGCGCCGCCGACACCCCACTCGCTGATGACAAACGAGGTTGAGGTCGTCGAGTTCGACGCTTGGTCCCTCAACGCGACGCTGTGGGGTCCAGAGACGAGGAAGACCGAGTCGTCGACAGCGGCGAAGTAGGGTGACGGCAGGTTCTTGACCGACCGCGCGCCCTCGACGCAGAACGTCTCCGTTGTCCAAACCGACCACGTCTTGCCTTCCGAGAGGCACATCGCTGCATTCTGGTCAGGCATACCGACAAGAAGCACGTCGAGGAACGGGTCATAGGTCATGTGGACCGTCGAGTCGGCTGGCCATCGCACGAAGGACTCGATGTCCGTGGTGATGTTGGCTGGCGTTCCGGCGAGCGAGTAGTAGGTCGACAGCGGCATACTGACGCCGCCGTCGAACAGCGGCGTGATCGGCTCGGACGCCTCTTGAATGCTCATCCCACCGCCGAAGGCATAGACGCCGTGTTCGTCGGCCCAAAACAACTGCTCCATCCTCCGCGCCTTGGCGAGTGGGCCGAGGCAGCCGATGGAATCCGAAAGGCGTCGAGCGTCGCCGCCGCCAGCGGTCTGCCCAGCGACGGGGCGGTAGGCCCACGTCTCGTTGGCAGTGAAGGCGATGACAACGCCTGCTGTCTCGGCCACGGCGACAAGCGGCTCTTGGGTTGGAAGCTCAACCACGTTCGCGGCATCAATGCTCGCTGGGCGCCCAACGTCCGAGAAGTAGAGGAAGCGGTCGTAGGCGTAGACGATGCGCCCGCCCCAGGTGCAGGCGTCCACCGCGCGCGGGAACTCGCCTTTGCCGAGGTACGAGCGACCGAAGGCACCGGATGGCTGCGGAGCAAGCTCAAAGATGCGGCAGGATTCGCCGCGCCAGTCGTTCGGCAAGACCATACCAACGCCGATGCGCTGGTTAGTCGTGTGCGCCATCTGGTCGCGGAAGTCGGCTGGAACGTAGCACCACACCCCGATGTTCGGGTGCCCGAAGAACAGCACGCCGAAGGCATGGCAAAAGAAGACGTGCTTCTCGTCGTTCGCGCCGACCCACCGCGTCTGCCCTTGGTAGTGGGCGCGCCAGAACGGCATCGGTTGCGACGAGTCGCCCCGGTCGGCGGTGTGTGAGTAAAGCACCTCCTCCCACCGGGTGTTCGTGGTCTTGTCGTAGACCTCGACGGCGAACAACTTGGTCCTGCCGTCCTGCGTGAACAACTCCGTTCGGGCGGGCGGCTCGGACGTCTCGAGCATCGGCGCTTCGCAGACCCACACCGACACGACCTGCGTGTGCCCAAAGTCGGTGATGATGCCGGTGGCACCGATCTGCCGAACAAATGCGAGGCCGCTAGTTGCCGGCTGCGTGTTGGTCGCCGTAAACGACCCGATCTGCCCGAACCCAGGGCGCACCTGGTGTCCGTTGCGACGGACGAAGGTGTTCTGGAGGAACGCCCCGCGGTCGATGCTGTCGGCACCCCCGGTGGAGGGCAGCACGTCGGTCATTTGGCTGATGTTTGCCATTCAGACCCCGTACACGTCGAGCGGCACGTTCGCGCCGTCCTGCATCCACCCGTTGACCATGAAGGCGCGCAACTTGTCGACGCGGTTGGCGACAACCACGTCGTTGACCTGGTGCTGCATCCCGTCGCGGACCTGGTAGTAGTCCCTGATGGCGATCATGGCGATGATATCATGGAACTTGTTGAGGTCGTCGACGTACTCGTTATCGCCCGACGCCTCTTTGGTCCAGTCGACGTTTTGCTCGGGGATGTACCAGAGCCGCATGTCCGTCGAGAAGACGCGGTCGAACACGATCGAGCGGTTGATGATCTGGTAGACGCCATCGGACGGGAAGGTGATGGCCTCAACCGGACGCACGTTGTGAAGGTGTCCCGAGCGAGACAGCAAGCGCACCACATCGCCGTTGTCGTCGAGCGTCGCGATGCGGAGCGGTCGTTCCATGCGGACGCCAGCGGCGGCAGACGGCCCGAGAAGCACGGTCGCACCAGAGCCGATGGGGTAGATCGACGCATTGGTGACGGTGAAGTCGACGCTGATGGCGTAGTAGAACGGATCGACAGCAGCGACCTCCGAGCGGAAGACCTCGTAGGCGTTCTGGAGCGCGAGTTGTCGCTGCGCTGGCGTGATGAAGGACGTGTCGCTCTCGTCGGCGAACTGCTGAAAGAGGCTGCTGATCTGGTCGACGAACATCTGGCCTCCTACGGCGCGCCCTGCACCCGGTTGGACATCGACCCGCTCTTGTCCTGCATGTTGGACTTGTCGCTCTGAACAGGCTTGGCGCCACTTGCGCCGTCCTGCCTGCGCTGGTCAGGCGCCGCAGGCGCACCAGCGACCGGGCCGGCTCGGTTGCCGGGCTGTGAGCCGGTCGGGGCGGGGCCTTGAAGACCGGCCTGCATCTGCGCGATCTGCATGTGAGCCGTCCGGTAGACCTCGAAGACGTTGTTGCGGATTTGCAGCGCGTCGATGGCGTTCTGGTCCCCGAGCGTCGCGCGCTGGTAGAGTTCGGCGGTGCCTTCCTCGTACAGCGGCGAGGTAATGTATTCGCGGAACACGGCCACGATGGCCTCGATGGTCGTTGGGTCTTCGACCCACTCGACCTCGTAGCCGCTGATGACCTGGCCGAGCAGCCGCTTGGCCGTCGACAGCGCCTTCATGCGGTCAAGCTCCGCTCGTCGGTCGATCTTCATGCTCAGGTTTCGCAGGAGAACGTCAGGCGGAAGGGCTCCGAGTTGTGCGAGTTGCATGAGCATGTTGTCGCGACCCTCTTGGTCTGCGACAAACAGTGTTCCCGCCTCGATGTAGACGTCGGGCTTGTCGATGAGGTCGGCCTTACGGACGATGCGGATCACGTCTCCACCGAAGGTTGGGTCGAACAGCGAAACGCTCCGTTTGTCGACGCCGTACTCCTTCCACAGCGCGACGGCGGTCTTCGCTGCCGCGCAGAGCGCCTTCTCGACCTCCTCGCGGCACATGGTGAGTTGCTGAATGTCCTGGTTGATGAGGGTCTGCATCGACACGGCTGCCGAGATTCCCGGCGACCGCTTGCCCATGGTCATGCCGTGCATGCCGGCGACGTCTTCCATCTCGCCCATGAGCCGGGCTTGGATATCGAACAGGTGCGCCGGCATCGGCGGGGCCGGAACGCGCTCGGGCTTGCCGCCGAGGGCGTTGTAGACGATGGGCTGCCCTGCCCGGTTCGACAGGTCGCCGGTGTTGACGTTGGCCTGCATCGGGATGAGCCACATCGGGTTGCTCATCAAGCGAGCGCCGTCGAGCAGGATCGAGCGGAAGATGTTGTATTCGACCTGCTGGTAGAGCAGCGGCCAAAGCTGCGAGACGCCATACAGCCTCGCCGGCATGACGGTGAAGCGCATCAAGGCGATCGGCGTCGCCCCCTCTGGATACTCGCTCTGCTCAATCCACCCGCTGTCCTTCTCGACACCAGGGCAGAAGACGCCACAGCGCCCGTCTCGGAAATAGACGTACCACAGCTCGATACGCCTGCCATCGAAGGAGTATTCGACGGTGTCGCTTCCGTTCGTGTTCGTTCCAGACGCCTCCGTCTCGAACGCCTTGGCAAACTTGGGCCATAGCGATGCAGCCTCCGACCGTGTCACCACGCGCCTGCATGCGGACCACTCTGCGTCCTCGGGGCGGATGGCCTCGGCTTCAAAGAGGATGTCGTAGGCGTTGACCATCTCGGTGACGGCGCAGCCGTCCTTGACGTAGGTGTGCAGCGCGGCGTTGCCGCACGCCGACAGCCAGCGCGCGCACTCGTTGAGCGTCTCGCTGATCTTGTTGCGGGAATGCCACTCCTGCACGCAGTACGACACGGCGAGTTGTCGAAGCTCGTCGTCGTAGGCCGGACTGCGCGACACCACGTTGAGGTTCGGCATCTGCGTCTTGAGCGCGGCGCAGGTCGACTTGTAGATGGGGAGCAGCCGGTTGACGATCTGCCGGAACGACTCGCTGCCGAGCCGGGCCTTCATGTCGTCGAGCCACCGCTCTCGGGTGTTGCCCTGCTGCCCGTCGAGGAATGCGAGGGACGTGTCCCACTTGCGGACCTCGTTCGCTCGCCAACGTCGGGCGCGAACGATCTCACCGGCGAACTCCGACGAGAGCGCGCCCTTCTCGGCGAGCCCGTACTCGGTCGGGAGGTCGTTGTCGACGTCGTTCGGTGAGAGGGTCTTGACCTTCATTTGCCGCCCTCGAACATGGCTTTCTCAGCGAAGTTGCCTGCCGTGCCGCCGATTGCTGAACCGATTTTCGTACCCGCAGGGCCGAAGTAGGTGCCGGCGACGCCGCCAACAACACCACCAATCGCCGACCCGATGCCGGTCGTCCGGTAGGCACGCCTCGCAGCGAGAGCGCGGAGCGCGTCCTCGCGCTGCTCGTCGTTGTTGTTCCCGATCGGTGCGAGGTCGTAGATGCGCTGAACCTGGGGAACCTCGAAGCCGAGCTGCTCTCTCGCTCGCCCGTAGTCGAACATTACGCCTCCGGCGGGCCTCCAGGCGCGCGGTCGTCGAGCGGGGCGCGCATCGGGGCCATGAAGTCCTCGACGGTCACGCCGCGAGTTCCAGCACCATACCCGACCGCAGCCTCGATTTCACTCGGGTCTGCGTTGCGGACGGCAACGCGCGTCCTGAACCTGCCGAGCGCCTGGGCGAGCGACAGCGACGACTCGCTCACAAGGAGCAGCGCCGCCTCTGGAAGTTCAGCGAGCGCGCGCCGCCACGGCATTACTCACCGTCCTTGTCGTCTGACTCGTCGGCGCTCGCGCTCTTGGCCTCGCGACGCTCGTGCGCCTGCAAGTCGCCAGCGCGGTAGTCCGACTCGGCACAGAGGTAGGACAACAGCTCAGCCCGCGTCATCGAGTTGGCCTTGTCGGCGATGTCGGTCGCGGCAGCCAGTTCGACGAGTTGATACCGCTTCATCTTCCAGATCGCCGTGCGGGACGGGAAGGTCATGATCGGACGCAGCGACGGGGGAAGCTCGACCTTCGCGGAGAAGGACTGCGCCATCTCCGAGATGCTGTCCCGAAGCGCCTGGACGGTCGCTTCGAGGCTGGCGATGCGCTCGCTCTCAGGCTTGCTCTTGTCTGCCTGCCCGAGCCAGTCCTCGTCGGTGTGGACGTTGCCGGTGACGCCGATGCGGTTGAGTTCCTGGGCGAGCGACGAGTTGAAGGTGTTAAAAGTGACGACGTTTCGGTCGGTCATCGCCTTGTTGACCACGTGCCCGCCACGGATCTCGATGACGGTGCGACCCGCTCGGTGCTTCGGCACGTTCTCACGCAGGGGCGCGAGACGCGGGTCGGTGTGGATCTGCGACCCGGTGTAGACGCCATCCTCGACGGGGTAGAACTGCGACATGGTCACCTCCTCATGTTGGTAGCGCGGGGTGGATTTGAACCACCGGCCTCTTGGGTATGAACCAAGCGAGCTGCCTGACTGCTCCACCGCGCTATCTGCCCCGTGTCGCCGGGGCCACGCGGACCTCTTAGGTCAGGCGACGGAGCTTCGTGTAGGCGACGCCAGCGGCCGACTGCGTGCCACCCGCGACGACCGACCAGCGCAGCACATCGCCGTTGGCGAACGAGTTGTTCGCCTTGCTGGCGGCCGGGATGCCGGGCAGCGGGTTGATGGCGCCGTCCTGCGCGAGCCCGGTGATGGTCGCGCCGACGACCGCCGCACCCTTCTTGAGGATGTAGGTGTTGTCCGTGGCGGCGTTGCCCACGTCCTGCTCGACCCACGCGTTGGTGACGGCCCACGTCGTGCCAGCCGGCAGGGCGAGGGTGATGTCCTCGTCGCCGGTCGCGTTTGCGATCGCGGTCGCGATCAGGACCTCGACCTGCGGCGCGGTGGCGTCGTTGGCGAGCGCCGCGACCTTGGCGCCGGTGACGCTGCCGGTCGCGAGCTTGCCGGCGACGATACCCGCGTCGTCGGCCAACTTGCCCGTGGGGATGGCCAGGTCCTCGATGCCGTTCGAACCGAAGTCCGAATCGATCTTCTGGATCACCTGGAGGTTCTTGGTCCCGTCCGTGTCCTCTTTCCAGACATGGATGAACTCGTCGTTCGCAGCCATGTTGTTCTCCTTGTCGTCGCCTCAGCGACCGTTGTTCAGTCAGAGGGCGGCGGCCAGCCCTTGCTGACCGCCGCCCCCGAGCGACTAGACGCGGGAGATCCCGCAGATGAGGCCGTTGCCGCAGTTCGGCGCCTGCGCGACGAGCTGGAAGATGCCGTAGAGCGTCGCGATGGCCGACGCGGTGCCGGCCGGGTCGTCACGCCAGAACGGGCCATCGGGCTGGCCGTCGTAGCGACGCCAGTCGATCATGACGCCGCCGCTGTCCATCGGGACGAGGATGGTCCAGTCCTCGAGCCGCGTCCACAGGAGCAGGCCGTCGGGCATGTTCTTGCAGGTGCGGAACATCTCGCCGGCGATCTCCAGCGAGTTGGGCACCATGTCGACGGTGCTCTTGCTCTGGAGGTCGCGCCGGGCGGTGACGGTCGACGAGATCGAGGTGACGCCATCGACGTAGGCCGCCCGCACGAACGGGTTGCACCACACCGAGGTCGGGAGTTCGCCGCCCTGGACCTGGACCTGCGCGAGGAACTTCGCCACCCGCGAGGGCGAGAAGCCCGTGCGGGCGTGCGCGCCGCTGTTCGCCATCGTCACGCCGATCGCGCGGGTGAAGGGGCGGTCAGCCGAGGAGCGGTCCTTCCCGCCCCAGTCCTGCGCGAACAGTTGGGTGAACGCGCCGGTCATCTCCTTGACGGCGGTGCCGGTCCAGAAGGCGACCGTGCCGGTGCCCGCGATCGGGACGGACGGGGCCAACTCCACCGCGAGGGCGAAGCCGGGGGCGATGACGCCAGCGGTGAGCCAGTCGGCCGTCGAGCCGCCGCCCGCGAGGTTGTCGACGAGCGCCAACTCCAGGGTGCCGTTGGCGATGTCGAAGCCCGAGACGTACAGCGCGACGAGGCCGGCGCCGCCGATGGTGATGCCGTGACCGTCCGCGATGTAGGCGTAGTCGTCGAGGCAGACGAGGTTGATGGGGACGTAGGTCGACACGTCCGCGTGCACGCAGTTCAGGAACGGCGTGAAGTCACCGTCGTACTCGAGCGTGTTGAAGATGCCGTTGGCGCCGCCGCCACCGGCAGCCGTGACCGCAGGAGCGCCGCCGCCAGCGAAGTTGACCCAGGTCGTGGTGTCGACGCGCTCGTTGATGAAGCCGCGCACCTTGTTGCCGAAGATGCTGTCCTTGTCGAGCTTCTCGCGGTTCTCGTCGAGCGCGATCTTGAGGCGGCGGGCGATCGAGAGCTTGAGGCTCTTGTTGCCCTTGTCCATCGAGAGCGACTTCCACGAGACACCGAGTCGGTCGTTGTATTCGACCACGTCGAACTCGACCGTCTCGCCGTCGATCTTGCGGATGGGCGCGAGCGCGCCGCCCTCGGCGGTGATGTATTCGCCCGTCCCGAACCGCTTGGCGACGTAGGGGATGGTGAACTTCTCGCCGTTGAGCGTGGTGGACGCGGCCTGGCGCTCGACGCCTTCGAGGAACTCGAAGCCGTAGTTCACCATGTCGCGGAACTTGTCGTACTGCTTCTCAAGCAAGTTGTTGAGGACGTCTGCGCCTCGGGTCATCTGTGCCATGATTGGCTCCTTGTCGCGAGCAGTGCTTCTACTCGCTCATGATGTCGTCAAAAACCGACTTGGCGAGCGAGCGAATGTCGACCTTGCGCCGACCCTCCCACTTCGCCTTCTTCTTCTCGGGCTCTGCGCGACCGACAGCGGCTTTGCCAGCGACGGTGATCGGCTTGCGGGCCGGCTTGGCAGGATCGCCCGTGGGCGCACCCGTCTTTCCGGCTGCCGCAGCCAAGTCGGCCTCCCATTGGGTGCCAACGTCGTCGACGTCGCGCCCTCTGGCGATGGCCCCTGCGATGACCCACTCGGGCAGCGAAGGGTACTTGGCTCGCGTCTCGCTCACGATCGCGTCGTACTGCCTCTTGGCCTCGCGCTGCTCCAGAAGCTCAAGTCGAGCCTCGGAGGACGACTTCTGGTCGCCCATGTCGTCGTCATCACCATCGTCGTCGTAGGGATTGCGCTCCGCTTTCGCGTTGCCAACCTTCGAGAGCCTCTGTGCGGCGCGAAGTTGCTGGGCCAAAGCCTCAGCATCACGCTCCGCCTTCTCGGCCCTCTCCTCGGCCTCCCTGCGCTTCTTGGCGATGACGCTCAACCGCTTGCGCGCCCATTCTGGACCGGATTTCTCCAGATCCTCGGCAGCCTTGTCGGCGTCTTCTGGCTCGGGGTCGCTTTCCGCCTCGCGGGCGGCGCCTTCCTCGGCCTCCTGACCTTCATCGGGGGCTTGTTCGGCGTCCTGGTCGTCGTCGTCGTCGATCCACTCGTTCACGGCGTCGTTGAACGCCTCCGTTCCACCCTTGCTCATACACCTCTCCATCGCCCGGCCCGGCGTCGGTCCTGACTTTCGGCGTCAGACGGCCTGGGTAGACGTTTGTCTACCTGCTTGACGTTTGTCAAGTGGATATTTGACAACCTACCCCAAGATTCCGAAGTCATCCTTCGGGTTCCACGCCCACCTGTCAGCCCGCTCGGTCCTGACGACCCCGAGAGAGCGGTAGGCAGCAGCGTTCTGGCGTTCTTCCTCGGTGTCGTCGTCAAACTCCTGCCCAGGGTCGAACGTCTTGTGGTTCCGAATCTCCCACAAGGCGATCTCATCGGGCGTCCTCGGCCTCGACGTGAACTGGCCTCGATGCTGGGACAGGAATTCGGGTTCCAGACCGAGCGCCATCAGCGCGAAGGAGAACAACAGGTCGTCGTGGTCCCCGCTGCCGGCTTCTTCCTTGAACCCCTTGTCGGGGTTGTAGCGAAAACCGTTGATTTCCCGCTGCAATCGAGGGCACCAAGGGAAGACGTTGGGCTTTGGACCCCCAAAGTGCATCTTCATCTTGCCGATCAGCGTCGGGCGCGTGTTGACGTTGGTCGAGAAACCGAGCTTGTCGCCGACGCGGACCCCGTAGCGGTCGGTCAGCACCTCTCGCCAGATGTAGGGGTACTCAAGTTCGGCGCACCGCATCAGGAACGCGAGTCCGTAGGTGTTGCGCTCGCCCAAGATCATCGCCCCGTACCGCTTGGCGATGACGAGAGCCTGCTCGGCAGCCTCGTTGGTGTCGCAGCGGAAGTACCCGGTCCCGCAAAGCTCCGGCTTTCGAGCGTCACCGCACCCCAAGACCATCGCGGTGTAGTCGCCGGCCTCTGCGCCAGAGGCACAGTCGACCCCAAGGACGTACTTCTCGCCTGGCTTTGGCCGCTCATGCTCCTTGTTGGGGTTGGTGAGCCAGCCAGTCGACGGTCTTCCGACCGGAAACGACACCTGGAAGACGCGACCCTCTGACACAGAGAAGGCAAGACCCGGTGTCGCCGGAAACTCGCGGTGAAAACCAATCCAGTCCCACTTCTTCTCACCGAGCTTGAGGAACGCCCACATCGCCTGACCGGGCGCCAGCTCGTACTCGCCGATGTACCCCTCGAACTGGCGCCGGTTGTCGGTGTTTTTAAGCCCGGCAACAGCCTCCTCGACGTCCCTTGTGGTCGCTCCTTCGATGCTGTAGAGCGGATGGAGCATCCACGAGAAGAATATCTTGGTCCACGGGGTGTCCTCGTCGTACCAGAGCTGGTGCGTAAGCCCGAGCCCCATCGCCGTCGTCTCGATGACCGCCTTGCCGCCGCTGAACATGGCGTCGAGAGCCGAGTTCATCACCCGTTCGGGCTTGTCATACGACGCGAACTCCGAGAAATGACACAGGTCGATGTCGCCACCACGCCACGGTTCACTGTTTGGCGTGCCGATACGCACCGAACCACCCCCGTCGAACCGGATACCGTCGTCTAGGGTGTTCTGGACGACCCGGTACTCCATGATGTCGAACGCAGGAGGCATCGCGTTGAGCGGACGACGGACCTTGGTGTGGTAGACCTCGGCGAGAGCGCCGGGTTCGTGGACCACCAAGGCCACCTTCTTCCCATGGAACTTCGCCATCCACACCCCGAGGGCGCAGATGTCGGTCGAGATCCCGAGCTTTCTGGACTTGACGATGAGGGTCCGACCCGTCTCGAACAGCGACTTGTTGACCGTCCTCTGCTCGGGACTGAGCTTGAGGTTGCACCGCCCTCCGTCCCGGTTGTCGATCTGCCACCAGTTCTCGGTGAAGTATTCAAACCCCTGCCGACACCGGTCAATCTCGGCGAGGACAAGCTCGGCAGAGCGCCTGTCAGACAGCGTTGACATCAGACCCCATCGCCTTGACCAGCGCGTCTCGGCGAGCCTCAGCACGCCGCTTGTGCAGACCAGAACCAGCCGCCTCGATGAGCAACCGCTCCTTCTTCGGAAGCCTCATGTGGCGAGCGTGACCCTCGAGGTAGATGATCTGGTCGGACTTGACCACCGCATTTGTCAATGATTCCACGAACCGACCCGCGATTTCGGCGGCCTGCTCCGATTGCTCGTCGATCTCCCGAGCGTCCCACGCCTGCTGCAAGACCTCCTCGACGCCACGCCACAACCTGGTGAACTTCCGAAGACGGTTGTACCCCTTGAGCAGCTTCTTGGCGTTGGCAGCCTCCGAGGCGGAACAGAACCCGTCCACCTTCTTCCACAGCATCCCGGCGAGGGTTCCCATGGGGCGGATGACACGGACCTCCTTGTCCCCGTCTGCCTCGGCCACCATGCGCGCACGGAGGGCCACAGCACGGACCTGCTCCATGGTGTCGACCGCGTCCTTGTGCAGAACCATCATCGCAGCACACAGACTCTCTGCGACGACCTCGTCGGGAAGCTCCCAGGGCTCGTCCTGCAACCCGCCGAACTCACCGTCGTCGACCTGTTCACCAGACAGGATCTTCATCAAGAGCGCGGAGCGCTGCTTCTCTCGCGTCGTCGGGGTCGTTGGGTCCGTCGTCTCCACCATCGTCTCGGACTCGCTTGACCCTTCCGACTGCTGCTCGTTGTAGTTCACCCCTTCCATCTTCCCTCACCCCCTTGGACACGATGGCCGCGTCAATCACCCTCAACTCGTTGTCCTCGGTCAACTGCCGGGACTTCTGCGCGAGCTTCTTCTCCCGAATGGCAGCCGCCGCAATCTCCAGAACCGTCTCGGTCGTCGTCTTCTCGTTGAGCGACCCGTCCACCCGAGCAATGTCCAGAGCCACCGTCGCCGCCATCTTAATCGACTTGGCGTCCTGCGTCTTCGCTCCGATGGACATCAACCCGTTGAAGCACATCTCCAACCGAGCCACGGCCAGGGCCTTTCTCTCGTCTCGACTCTGACTGTTCAGAACGTCAGCACGACGCCTCCGAGCCCTCGCCATCTCGCGACGAGCCTTCTCAATCTGCTGCGAAAACGTCCCCTCAAACCCAGCCCCACGCCGCTTGAGCAACGTCTGCAACTCAACGGGACTCATCCCCAGGGCATCGGCCCAATCGAGGAACTGGTCCCCGTCCTTCTCGATCTCTTTGATCTCGTCCTCGGTCATCTCCGACCCAAGACCAAGACCAATCCGGGCGTCGAACACGTCCGAACTACGAGCGAGGACCGCGTTGGTCAGACTGTCACCACGCTTGCTCACAGGGACACCTCCACCATCAAGGTTCGGAGGGACCAAGGCTCCTGTCAAGAAGCACCGAGAACAAGCCTAGAATCAAAGGGTTGCAAAAAACCTCAATGATTCCGACCCCATACGAGGCATGGATGCTTCGCATCGTCCACGCTTGCGTGGCATGCCTCGTATCATAACCAGAACCCAAGGTCAACCCCGTTTCTTGCGCGCGTTTTCGGTCTTCGTGTTTCTGGTTCCGGTCAACACCCCAAGCCACCCGAAGGCTCTGGGGTGGGGCGTAAGTTGTGGATTTGAGATTTTTTTGTGGCGGGGGTGGGGTCATACTAATACACACCGCCGGAGGCGCGCCTGCGGCAACCCCCCAGGGTCCAATGTCGTTGTTCGCCGACTTTTTTTCCGGCTCGTGGTCCGGCCGCTCCGTCACGCTCGCCGCCCTGGTCCGCTCCGGATCGGGCGCGCTCCACCGCCCCCACGCTTCGCACCTCGCCCGGCGCCGATGCCTGCGGTGGGGGTCGCGCTTTGCGGGCGCCCTGCGCCGTCGCCCTGGGCGTGCGGGGGCTCCGAGGTCCACGGGTCACCGTCGCTGCCGTCG